CTAGTTGTCGGTGTGCAGTGGACATAAGTTGTGCATATTCGACAATCATCTTGACTACATGTTTGTCGAAATGCCACTGGGCAGCCTGCTTGGGTTCTTGATCAAGATAAAATATGTTCATATACCGCCATCTCGTATATCTTGTAGAATGTCATACACCAATGTCTGATTACAATCGGTGATTTCCATGAGCGCATTGCGTAACGCACCCCAATCTGGATGCTTTGGTGTTTCGATCCAATCTTGTACAGCAAATTCTACGTCAGTGCGTAGTTCTCCGTAATACCAGGGTTTAGATGTCATAGTTATTTATAGCTCCGCGCTGATTGATATTACTATTATAACAGGAAAGGTTAGACAAGTCAAGCGGCTACTGTCTCTCCTCGCCAGTTCAGAACTTCACCGGATTTAGTGAGAAACCGCAAAAGATAATCTGACTGCTCACCACCACTCTGAATCCATGTCTCCTCTTTTTGGATGATATTCTCATTCCTCCAGCCAAAGGTTTTGCTTGTGCGAGTTGCATTGAATAAACCCTCAATGGCGGTTTCACTTAGGATGATAGGAGAATCCCACTCTTCACATGGTACTGGCTCTCCCTCATCTAAGAGTTCATAGCCAACTGAGTACTCTTCCCAGGACTCATTATAAGTCGTGATAGCGGCACCAATAGACTTCCAGAAGTCGCGGTCTTGCGCCTGGGCTATGGTCACATTCTCAGTGACGTATGTGTTACCGCCCTTGTACTTCCAGTGCTGAGGACATTCACCCTCACCGTTCCAATCATGTGCGCCATAGTTCTCGCGGATTTGAGTTTGAGTTACAATCTTCATTATACATTCTCCACAGTGAAGTATTCAGCAGTTAAACGAGTGACCTCGACTTGGGCAAACCCAGTTTCAGTCTCGCTAGAAGGAGTTAACAGGCGACAAACCTGCCCAATCTCCATCATTTCTGCGTCACTGAACATGTTTGCTATAACACCTTTGCTTAAAGTCATATTCTCTCTCTCTCTTTACTCGATTTCAGATACTATTATAACACACTGGTAGGCTATGTCAACCTTTATTTTCATCTTTTATGCATTATCTCGTGCGGGGCAAAAAGACTTCTTTCGATCAACAAGGTACTTCTCCATCACTATATCCATAGCTTGGGCAGTAATGTTCTCATCAACTATGATAGTATCGTATGCAGAAGGGTTGTTCACCGCAGCCAAAGACGGAGCAAATACATCACGATTTGGCTGATAGAAGTAGTTTTTGGTGAAGGTAATTGAATCTGCGTAATTGTAAGTTGACATATCTATTTCTCTCTCTCTTTACTCAATTTGTACAACTATTATAACACATCCATAGGCAAAGTCAACCTTTATTTGCATTTATTTGCATTTATTTTGCATATAAATAGTGCTATTATCACCTATTTTATGAGTATATCATGGCTAGAGCCAGTCGATTCTTTCTATTCCAACGCCAATCCGAGTTCTGGATAGTGGATGAGAATAGCCTCCAAGCAGTACCTAAGCCACGCGAGTTGATCATCAAGCTATCAACTGTCGAGGCTGTGCGCGATTATGTGATCCATTACAATAAGAAAGACTTACCCATAGTGGACAAATGCCGAGATAGGACTGGATGGCATACTCCTGAAGGTCGCGAAAGAATCAAGAAAGCCAAGCTCGGCAATAAGCATCCATCCAGAAAGAAGGGATGGACCGAAGAGCATAAACAGAAAATCAGTGATACTATGACCGGTACCAGAGTAGGAGAGTTTAATCCTATGTATGGTCGTAAACATAACGATGAGACAATCAAATTGATTAGGATGAAGGCTTTTCAACGTCCTAAAAGAAAATGGTGCGTTGAACCGAATGGCTCGCGGCACCTTGTATTACTTGAATTCAAACTTCCAGATGAATGGCAATGGGGCAGAGAATATGACCCATATCGCCCTAAGCCGCAGATTTCTTCTTAGTAACTCTCTTCTTCTTAGCTTTCTTAGCAACTGGCTTGTTGTAGTCGGTGATACCTAATGTGCCAAGTACCGCTTCCAGTTGTGGATATTCAGCTAACAACGTGCCATCTTTCATAGCAGTGAGAATGCTTGCCTCGCTTGGATGTACTGCTTCAAGTATCTGAACCCATACTGTCTCTCGTTGAGGCTGTTTCAAGTTATGGATATTGGCAGTGGGATCAAAGAATCCCTTGATTCTACGCCACTCTAGTTGAATGGTAGAATTGGACATTCCAGCAGGGATATCTTTCTCTAGCTTGACTGTGTTTGGCATACCCTCTGGTATGCCCCAATCGGCTTTGATAGCACCAACACCATGTCGTACCAATGGTACTAGTGACTGATTCGTACTTGCCCATTGCTTTAGCCGGTCGGCTTGTTCTGTAGAACTACTGACTGAGAACACCCAATCAAAACCCTCATTAGTTTGTCTAAATTTCATCATTTACTCCATTATTTATTTGGCTTACCTCAGTATTTATACTAGAAATCTTCAATGACATCCATCATACCAGTCAACTGCTTTGCCACGAAATAGCCAAATAAGTCTGCTCGACCCTTGCCTTGTTGTGCTTCATATGACTCAACAATGCCATCTTTGATCTCTTGAGGAGTCATTGACAGGTCTACCAGTCTTTTGTTGCGCTTGTAGCCATGAGCCATCTCACCAGTCACCCATTCAGATGGTTGTTGCTTCTTCCACTCTTCTTTTAGAACAGTGCGAATAGGACGCTGTCTCTTAGACTCTGTAACAAAAGTGTCATCGTCTGACAACATGTTAGGCACACCATCACCTCTGTCGCCAATAATGATATGCTCCATCAGTACATTGTGAGCCGGTTCGGTGATTTTAATCATCTTCTTCTTGCCGGGGCTATACTGTGACACATTAGGAAACTTCTGCAACTGGGCAAAATCGTGATCACCAGATATAACTAGGAATGGTTCAGCAGATGCAAACAGCTTCCCTTCAGTACTTGCTGTCTGGCTATACTCTGCTAATGCACCAATCACATCATCAGCCTCAGCACCATGTATGTTAATCACAGGATAAGGCATGAACTCGTCAATCTCATCACGCACCATGTTCAATGCGTCAAATATGGATGACCAGTCTAATCCACTATCATCACGGCTCTTCTTGCGACCCGCTTTGTAGTGTGGAAAGACTTCTCTGCGCCAATAGTGTCTATTATCACACGCAATTACTATCTCACCGAACTCTTTGCCATATCTGTTCTTATAGCTACGAATTGAGTTGAGTATCATGTGACGGATGAGTGGGACATTGATATCCACTGAGTTATCTTTACGATGACCTATCTCTGCCATGAAATTAGAAATGGAGACTTGACTATAATCAATAACAATCATATCGGTAATACTCCTGCTTCAACTTCGTCAGGATCAAAGCCCCAACGATATCCAAGATCGGGATAAAACACACCTTTAGAACGCTTGGGTACACCATCGGAGTCATAAGCTAGGGTTGTGCATGTCCACTGAGTTACGTTATCTGCATTGGCACCGTATCTGTCATCGATCCAGTCACCACTTCTGAGATACGCTTCCATGTGCCGAATGTAACCAGTGCATGATGCCGCTTTGGCTATTGCACCTTTATCACCAGCTTTAGCACCACGATTGAACTCGGTGAGGTATTCTTTCTGAGTCTTGATCCAGTCTCGGACGTTCTTCAGGCTGAATGTCTCATCGTCATCTAGGGCGACAACTTTGGGTGCTATACCAGCATAGGTGGGAGGATTATCTCGTTGGCGCTTTTCTCTAGCCAGTTTGAGTCGTTCGCCAGCTTCGGCTCTCTGCTCTTCTGTCATAGGCTTGCGCTTCTTGCGTACTTTCTTAGTTTCTGGGCGAAACTCTGCGTACTTGTCTTTAGCCATGGTGAAATTCCTATTAGTTATTTGTTTACAGTATCTATGATAACAGGAATAACACCATTTGTCAAGAGGTTAAACTAAAGTTTTGATAGAGGATACTCTGATAGAACGCCAATCTTTCTTCTCAGTGTCAAATACAGTCAATGTGTCTTGATTGCGCTGAAGTGCCACTGCTTCATCTCCATAGATTTCTTTGAGGATACTGGGCTGTATCGTTGCTTCCATAACACGCTCTGTGCCATCGACTTTAGTGAATGTAACAGTGCGTACACCATTGCTTAGACTTTCAAGGTATGCTTCTTTACTCATAATATAATTCCCCTTCAGGATTTAACGCGGGCTCTTAGGTCGCTGGTTGAAAAACGATGATCTCGTTTATTAAAATATAGTGAGATACCTCTATCCTTACAGATTGTGGCACCGGTGAAGTCTTTTTCTCTATATTCTTCACCTAGTATTCTAACATTAATATCGTACATTGTCAAGATATCTTCTAAATCAATTTCATTGCCATATGGTATAATCTCATCCACATAGCGAACGGCATTTAACTGAGTGTATCGCTCTACTACTGTCTGAATTGGCTTGTTCTTATTTTTTCTATCAGTAGATGGGTCTACCTGCAACCCACATATTAGATAATCACATTGCGATTTTGCATCTCTGAGCATTTGCACATGTCCAGCATGAAGCAAATCAAAGGTACTGCATGTGAAGCCTGTAATCACTTGAGTATCAGCCCGCTAGTAAACTCACGGTATGCAGTAACTACGTCCTTATGGGCTTCAGCTATGAATACCACATTAGTAATGTAAAAGGTGCATTCATCAGCCTCTTCACCACTTGCCATGCTCAAACCACGTGCGAATCCCATTCCGGTTGAACCATGGACAACCATGCGTGGATCTTTTAGTATGACCACCTGAGTGTCTTCTCTTACGAATTTACCTATGAACTCACCGACGGTCGTTACTACCGATACTACATCATTTACTTCTGTTGTCATTATTATACTTCCTTCTTGTCTATTAGCCAACCTAGTTTATTTCTCAAATTCCGGTCGAGTCTCCCCAACTGGTCTATTTCCGTATCACTTAATACGGGTTCTGATTCAGCTACTACAACCTTCACCGGCTCGGGGCTTGGCACCGATGGTTCTGGTTTTGCGTCCATCATAAAATCTTCAACAGCTTCAGTAGCATCATCACCGAGGAAAGTCATCGACTCACCTCGCCTTTCCATCAGGCTCATGTTAGCTGATATGACTAGCAGTATAGCTAACGGATCAAACACTACTACAAGTAATAGTATCACGAATCGCACCGCTTTGTCAAGTAGTTCTTTGTCGGAATCACCATATATTAATTCAGCGATATATTTGATAGGTCCCACTTCAACTTCAATCACCAATTGTTCTGTCTCAAGCACTAATTTGCTTGACAGGAGCGTCTCCATTGCTTCACCAGCGTCATCAATAGATAAGTTGAGTGTCTGTCTCTCTAATGATTGTGACTGACGTACAGCCAGGGATCCTTCAGCCCCTCTTATTCTATCGTAGTTAATGAGCGTCTGTACAGCTTGGTCCAGCTGTCCGATAACTTGTTGAGCATCATCTACACGCCTTTGTTGTTGCGCTAGTCTGGCATCGATCCTAGCTATCTGGAGAGACTTATCACCCGTTATCACTGAGTGTTCTAAGTGTGCTTTGGACAGATATCCGTAGATTCCCATAGAGGTGATGATTGAGAGAATAATGACCGATGCAGTGAAATAGGTTCTGAGGAGAAATCCAGCTTTCTTCCAGTTTCTATAGAGCCATGATGCTGTGACTAACTTAGCAAGTTCTAATACAATGCCCATAGCCATGATGGGTATTTTGACTGCGGGGAATATAGCCATCAATCCAATAATGGAAAAATAACCCGCTACAGCAGATACTGATAGTGCAGATACAATTAATAATACTAGGAATATCATCTGGGACTCCACTTGATTGGTACGAATTCAGCGAGGTGACTTCTACGCAATCTGATATTCAACATATCATTCAGACATCGTGGATCTTCGCGGCACTGCCACTGTAGAAGAAGTTCCTGCATCTTAGCATAGGACTTCTTCTCATATTCCACCAGAGTATCTTTGATAAGATCACCTTCATATTCTAGTACGGCATTGCCACTACCAAAATACTTTTCATATTGTTTAATAGGTTTACACGAGTATCCAATGTAGTATCTTCCATCTGGGAAGTATGTACAATATACCCTATGTACTTTCTTTTCCGCGGGTTTCTTCTTCCGCTTCTTCTTCACTACTTTCTTCACTGCTACCATCTTTCAATACACCTGAATCATCATCTAGTGTACTATTTATATCCTTTTTTCCGAATATGAAATCCCAGTTATGGTCTATGTTTTGTTGATTTTCTCTACGTCTTCCACTTCCCTTACCACCATGCCAACCTTTCATGCATTTCCTTTGTACATATAAAATGTCCAGAAGAGGCGATTTCGTTTCTCCACAACTGGATATTTACATGCTATCTCTTTGTTGTCGTATAGTTCCTTAGAGAACACTATCTGCTTTTCAAACAGTATCTCCCAGTCATCACCATACGTTTCGTTAAAGGCTTCATCTATCTTATCTCTGTCACTGAAACTCAGGACAGCAGAATAGAATTCACCACCGGTATTGAGGTATTTCTTGGAGTCTTTGATAGCCGCAACTGTCAACTCCCATCCATTTTCTGGTGTAGGGACATTCTTAGGAAACCATGTAGTTATGTCTGCAATCTCTTTAGCACAACCACTGATATCACTAGCAATAATGTCGAATTTCTGATCTGTGAGGTTGGAGTATATGTCGCTTTGAAGGACTTGCATTTTAACATCATTGGAAGTACAATTATCTTGCGCGTATTTCACATGACCATCATATATGTCCAATCCAATGCAACCATCTGCACCGTTTTTCATAAAGTGAATCCCTACTGCACCAACTCCGCACCCCAAATCCAATATAGTCTTCCCTACTGGATCAATGTTTTGAGCAAAGAGTTTTGTAACAGTATTTGGTTGAAAACATTCATCATCTATAGCTAATTCCATGTCTAGGAATTTCAACATACCCTTCTCACTTTATTTTATAAGCACCAACTAACTTTCTTGTCACCAAAGTATTCCCTGGCGTACCCATTTTCTAATAGCGCATACCGCAGACTAACTCCATCAACGATTACATCACCCAACACTCGACCACCGTATTTATCCCATGATTGAATAGCAACTTCGATCTTTGTACCGGAAGCCAGCATGTCCTTGGTGAACTGAGATGCTTCTTCTCCCAATTTCTTTTCTACATCACAACTACCACGCCAGCTTTTCTCTGGGGTGTCTACGCCGAAAACTCGTATGCTCAGTTCTTGCTTGAGTGGTGCAGGTAGAAAGTTGGCTTCAAATGCAACAGTGTCACCGTCAATTACTCGGGTGATAGGAAAGTCATAGATTACCATCTCTTTCTCTTTGCCAACGGCAATAGCACTAAAGATAGCAAATAGAATTGCGGTGGTAAATATAAACGTCTTTTTTAAAGTCATTATCTCTCTTCTATATTGATTAGTAGGAACTCATATTTATACGACTATTCGTCCCTCTGTATATCCTCTTCACTCGTATCAGACCCATACTGGATCTCTATGATGTGACATGGAGTTCGGTAAGGATTGCTTATTTGATGCCACTCGTTTGCTCTCACGGTGAATACATCATCCTCTCGGAGGTTGTGCATGGTGTAATCTGTTCTCTTGCCTTTGCTATGCTTAACTGTGCATTGACCTTGACTAACGAACCAGATTTCACTACGCAAAAAATGCTTCTGATAACTGATACATTTGTTAGGCTGAATCACCAATTCCTTGACTTTGATTCTGCTATCTTGGAGCAGAATTTTATATATACCCCAATCTCTGATGATATTATTGCCCTCTGACCATTGAGCCAAGAGTTCACTACTGCTACTAGACTTTCCTCCACCAACACCATATCTAAACTTGATGTTGTCGGTGGAGATAGAGTTTTCTGGAGTAGTAGTTATGTCTCTGTCGCCACCATTAGCGAATATATACTCCACATTACCAGAGACTGGCATATTCATCACGCGAGATATCAGGTCAATAGCCGTATCGTCTGAATCATCAAATGATATAACATCATCTACACCTTCAGTAGCCATCAACATACACCAGCGATCATCAAAACACATGAATGCCCTGCCTTTCTTGCGAGTCAACCACTCATCTGAATTTAGACCGACAATTAACCAGTCGCCCATGGCTCTAGCTTCTCGTATGTAATCTAAATGTCCAGGGTGTATTGGATCGAATCCACCAGAGATGATTACAACAGTCTTTTTAATTCCAGTCTTCTCTTTCTGCATCATCAGCTTCCTCTTGTTCCCAGTCACTGAGTGGCATAGCTAACTCAATTTCTAGTTCACTGCCACAAAATACGCAATAGCTTTCACTGTAATGAGTTTCTGGCATATCATGTGCCATTCTAAAGGTTGACTCACATGATACACATTCAATTCTAATTGGTCTTGGCATATAACTTTATTCCTGCCTCTTTTAAAAATAAGTGTCCACTTCCCTTGGAAGCATGATAATCGTTTATATAATATACTTCTTTTATCCCTGCTTGATACACTAGTTTAGCGCATTCTATGCAAGGCAAATGTGTTACGAATAATACAGAGCCAACACTTGAGTCGGTTGATTGAACTAACTTCATCAGTGCATTTGCTTCCGCATGTATGACTTCTGGCTTGGTTGTAAGTTTTCTGCCATAACCCGTGTTGCCAAACTTTGTTTCTTCTTCACACTCGTTATCCCAGCCAGCTGGTGTGCCATTGTATCCAATAGATAGTATTCTATTATCTTTTACAATGACACATCCAACTTGTAGCTTCTTGGCAGATGACAACTTAGCAGTCATATCGGCTATAGAGAAGAAATAGTCAGCAAACTTTGGTTTAATACTGCCTATTCCCAAACATCACCCCAATCTCCAGACAGCGCGCCTCGAGCATAGTCAGTACTTCTATTCTCAAAGAAGTTTGTGTGTGTTGGTGCATTCACCATCTCTTCTACCCATAACAAAGGATTCTTCTTAATTTTGAATATACCCTTCAACCCAAGACTAATCAATCTGCGGTCAGCAATGTATCTAATGTACTTCTTAACGTCTTCACTGGTCAAGTCTTCCATTGGACCCATTGAAAAAGCTAGGTCGATGAACTTATCTTCAAGTTCTACCATTTTCTCTGCTATTGTATATATGCGGTTCTTGAGATCATCATTCCAAATCTCTAGATTCTCTTCAATATACTCACGGAACAATCTAATCATAGACTCGGCATGCATTGTCTCATCAACAATTGACCAAGTAACAATCTGCCCCATGCCCTTCATCTTACCATGTCGTGGGAAGTTCAGTAGCATAATGAATGAGGAGAACAACTGCATTCCTTCAGTAAACGCGGAGAACGCGGCTATGTTCGTTGCCAACGTCTTCTTGTCTACATTAGCATTAGACATATCCATGAAATATTCATGCTTGTCTTTCATAGCTTCATACTCTAGAAACTCATTGTACGTTGACTCAGGCATACCAAGAGTCTCAATGAGGTGAGAGTAAGCCGCAACATGCAATGCTTCCCTAGCCGCAAATCCCATCAGCATCATACGAACTTCTGGCTGAGGAAAGTGTGGTAGGTAATTGTTAACATACCCACCTGCTACATCAATATCTCCCTGCGTAAAGAATCGAAAGATGTTGGTCAAGAATGCTTTCTCCGCATCGGTACAGCGGTCACTCCAATCTTTGACATCTTCGTTCATGGGTACTTCGGTGTGTAACCAGTGGCTTTGCTCATGTGCGAGCCATGCGTTATATGCCCATGGATAATTAAACGGCTTAAAGCAATCTCTTTCGTCTTGTAGAGTCAGTTTCTTTTTCGGTGACATTTATTAAGCGACCTTAAAATAGTTATTCCATTCGGAAGATGATGATAAAGCTACCAAATCTTGATAGCCACCTATATTTGCACCGTCTACGATGATCTGTGGAACTGTACCAGTGTCTTGAGTTTCTTCCGTGAACTCTATCTCCATACCTACCAAGAATGATTTTGCATCATCACAAAATTGACAATCACTTCTCGATTTAATTACTACTTCAGTCACTAGTTTTCTCCCGTATCGATTTTTTTTATTTGGTTGAATCCCCATTCACGCTCTTTGCACCACCAACAGTTATTACATCTTCCTCTGTTCTGTTCAGTGCAACTATGCGTTATGGGCATTATTATATTAGCGATTCCAATCTGAAATGCTAACTCTATGGTCTGTGCCTTTGTCCAAGTGGCGAAAGGATGACCAACGTACTGCTTGTGTTCTTCTGGTGTTTCGTATCTATCATTTGGTAATGGGAAATCAGGCAACATCTCTTGCATGTTTGGTGGATACGCATTCTTAGCATTAAGTAAGTATTCTGCTTTCCCTGTCTCCAATATTTCCCATGCACCAGATGTCACATAATCAGAAGGATTCTCGCTGTCTATTTTACCAACGATAGTCGTTTTCACTGGTGATATTCTCAGCCATCTGTTGACTGACTCTAGCACTAAGTTTGCATAATGTTCAGCCCCGTCTATCTTGGGTACTGTGAACGGAACACATTCTTGCCCACGTTCAATGCATATTCTCTTAGCCATACACCATAAGACTGCGCTATCCCATCCACCAGAGACAAGTACACCTATCTTTTTGTCTCTGGGAATGTATCTGCTTACAGAAAAGACACCACTCACCATCACCCTTCACACGCCAAACATTCATCGTCATTAACAAGTGCTGTCATATCTAACTCTTTGATAATCTGGCGCTCTATTCTATTGGAAACCTTATCTGCTTTACCCAGTTTCTCTGAGCGACAGTAGTATAATGTCTTCAGACCTTGCTTCCATGCTAGGTAATGTGCCGCATGTAAATACTTGATATTAACATCTGGACGGAAGAACAGATTGAGCGACTGTGCTTGATCTATGAACTTCTGCCTATCTGCGGCGTGTTCTATAACCCATCGCATGTCAATTTCCATTGCTGTCTTAAAGATAAGTTTCTCATAATCTTCAAGGCATTTCAAGTGCTGAACTGACCCATCGTTTGCAATTATTGACGACCAAATCTCATCATAATCGAGTTTCGGATCACTCTCAATTTTACTCTTGAGAAGGACATCCAAATGCTTATTTTTGTTGAGATACGCACCGCTAAGTGTGTCTTGACGATATGCGTTTGCACGATATGGCTCAATGGAAGGGCTAGTGTTGCCCATAATGATACTGCTACTTGCGTTAGGAGCAATAGCCATAACATGACTAAACCGTCTTCCCGTCCCACGTGCATCGATTGCCTCGCCTCGCTCTTTACCAAGTCCCAAGTTTGCTTCATCTAGTTTGCTCCTTATCAGCCTAAACATTCTCATGTTTGTGCCTTTAGCTATAGCGCCCTCAAATGGAATTCCCTTTTTCTGTAAATATGCGTGGTAACCGAGGGCTCCGATACCAATACTTCTTTCTTGTGTTGCTGAGAATTTAGCCCGACTAACTGAATCGGGTGCGTTATCAATAAAGTATTGTAACACATTATCTAGCATCTCTGCAACATCTTTTAAGAAATTATTATCCTTTGACCATGCATCATAGTACTCTAAGTTAACAGAGGACAGACAACATACAGCAGTTCGGTCTTTGCTAGTAGGTAGTATTATTTCTGAGCATAAATTGGATTGGTGTATCTTCAGCCCTAAATCTTTCTGAAACTGCGGCAGTCCACGGTTGCTCGTGTCAATGAAATGCATGTAAGGCTCTCCAGTCTCCATTCGCATTTCTAGTATCTTCTGCCACAACTCTTTAGCGGAAACAGTCTCCTTGATCTCTCCAGTGTGTGGATCACATAGGTTCCAACCATCATCCACAGTGGGATCTACCATACATCGCTCAATAATCTCCATAAAACGATCTGGGATATTCACACCGTGATGTAGATTTAGGCACCGCATGTTCTGATCGCCAGTCGGCTTCCGCATGTCGAGGAACATAGTAATGTCTGGATGTGAGATATCTAAATATGCCGCGTATGATCCACGTCTGGTTCTACCTTGACGGTAAGCAAGTGATGAACTGTCGTAGGTTTTGAGATGAGGCATAACACCAACAGACTTATCATCAGTGGAGCGGATCCCAAAACCAATACCGACACCACCACCAAGCATAGATAGCCAATTTGTTTCAGATAAGTTTTCAACTAATCCCTCCGCGGTGTCGTTAATGTAATTTAGAAAACATGAAATTGGCATGCCGCGCTTACTTCGACCATAAGAAAGAATGGGAGTAGAGTAAGACAACCAATGTTTACTGGAGTAGTCATATAGACGTTGGGAATGCTCTGGATTAGATCCAAATGCATGACTAACGTGTGCGAATCTTTCTTGTGGTGAAGTCTCATCATCACGCATGTATGATTCTGAGAGTCGCTGTAGACCTAACTTATCAAATAATTCATCCCTTGAGAGGTCAATCTGTAACCCCAAGTATTCTTTCTTCGCCATTATTTACTAACCCCAATAATCTGTTTAAATTCCTGCATGACTGCCTCATGGAAATGCTTGCCTGGATGCATCAAGTCTCTTCCCACACATTTTGGTTCGTGTTTATACTTATCATATGTAGAATTGCCAATTCTATTTCTGGCGGCAGTGTCCACGACATGTAGAGTTACATCGTGCATATCACACCACGCTTTAATGGCTAACATGTTTTTCTGTCTGGAAATGTATCTCTCGTTCCTATTGGCTACTAAATCTATTCGCCAGTCTTCTAGTGACCAATGTCCAATGGAACAGCTTTCATTGCCTAGGAAGATTTCCCTAGCTAGTCCACTGCTCTCAAATAAAAGAACGGTCTTTGATTTCAACACCGGCAGCCAATAGTACAATATTCTGAACGCTTGGTCTAATCCTGAAATCGGTCTACTCAAATTAAATATCTTGGTGTTAATCTCGGCTTCAAGGAGACTCGGCCATGTCATCTCTCTAGGTAACCCTGTACCAAAGGTGAAACACTCACCAATGGTTATGATTGAATTCTCATCAGGGCAATCAAATTCTTTATCTCTGAACCCATGTGAGTTTAAATCATATGTTACTGAGGTATCGTCCCATCCATACAAATCTAATTTATCTTGTGATTTTCTTTGATTCTTTTCGTATTGCTCTTCGCTGTCAGTTGAGATCCAATTAAGTACACATGGATACGGCACATCATCGTGTATCTCAGAGTACTTAATTCTATCATGGACAGCGGCTACGACTTCAGGTTCATCTTCCGATGTACCCCAGACCTTCATAAACGCATCGTAGCGAGACTTACGCATTAGCGTGACTTAGCCGCGTCAATTTCATTCATCGTTTTTACGACAGATGGAAAATGAGCATGTACGATGTTCCAACACTGCCGAGCAACAACCATATGCTCTTTCTGAGTACCATTAGTCATTCTCAATTGACAATAGTGTATCCAGCTCCGCAGAGAACCCGCCATATAAAGCGTGGTTTCTGTGTTTCCTTCTGGGAGAACTGCTCGGGCTTGCTCTTTGGCGATGCCATTATCTAGTGCCCATTCATATGCACTATTGGCATCAAAGATGACTTTAGCTTGCTTCATATTCCAATCTTCAGCCAACGCTTTGTCTGTATTCTCTACACTGTTTTGGCGATTCGACTTGTCTTGAAGCCGAGCCTCTCTTTGTGAAAAGGATGTACTGACAGCATAGCGTTGGCTGAATTCTTGAAATGCGAAAGACCGATGGCGTAATATTTGTCTTGATATATCACGGGTTGTAACAATTTCCATCGTCATTGACACCATTTCAAACGGTGACCAATGATCGTTCTTAGCTAAATAACCAAGAAGTTTTGGTGCAGTCTTAGGATTGCTCTGATTCTCAGGATTACTAACTCTGGCGGCATATGCAACTAACTCTTCAGCAGATGTACACCCCGTCATAGCACTTGGCTTTGAAACAGCAATTAAATTCACTTCACTCATAATATATTCTCTAAAACTGGATTGATTTTACTTCTTAGTTGGTGCCTTTTTTGCTTTGGGCTTGCGTCCTTTGCGGGGCTTGCCTTTAACAGCATCTACAATATCGCCTGCCTGTGACGCGGTATCTTTTGCGGCATCAAGAACATCTTGTACTTCTTCCTTGACTCGCTTGACTCGGCGTTTTGTTTCAGTCTTAACGGCTTGTGTTGCTTCGTTTATTGTATCAATGGTATCTTCAGCCTTTTCTCTAGCGTCATTTACATTGACAATACCGTCTTGATTGTAATCAAAGATGCTTAGAAACCAAGCCTTAAATCTTATCCATAGTGCATTCATTCTATTCTCCTAACATTTTTTCCAAGTGGTAAATTTCATCTGAGCGCGTAAACCAACAAATGTATTTCTATTTATTATACTAGAAACTTCACTCTTTGTCAAGCCACTCAGCACCATTTCGTTTATATCTTTACCTTCTCCGGTACTCGGCCAGATACAAATCGAATACTTTAAGTCAATATATTTACTCATCAACTTACATATTTCTTTGTTCTTTGGCTGATTATCAAACACGATTGTCAGCTTTTCTTTGGGCAGGCACAACTCTTCTATCTTACCAAATGATGTGCCCGATACAGCCAATGCATTCTCCAGGAACAGACTGTCTAATTGACCTTCTACAATTGGTATTTGAAAGCTATCATTCACTGCGTCTAGACCAAATACAGTAGGCGCATCTTCGTTGACTTTCACTACTATATATCTAAGTGCCTCGTCCCGCATACCACGCAATGCTACAGATTGTAGCTGACCATCTTTGGAGAAACATGGTATTGCCAAGCGAGGCTCATCAGTTACTATGCTGTCTTTGTACTTCTTATTGAGTTGGACGATATCCTTTATATTGTGGATATAGTACAGTCTATCATACTTATTCTTGGGGATAGCGCGGGATTCGCAGTATTTGACTGCTTCATGGTCATGTGGCAAGGTATCTAGTCTGTCCATGATACTATCTAAAAGACTCTTGGGTCTGAAATCTGGCTTGAAATCAGGTAAGACCGGCTTAGTGTGTGCCTTGAATTTTGACTGCCCATCTTTATATCTCTCAACGAGATATTCTTTGTATTCTAATGGGGCTACTTGCTTGAGGATGTTGCCGAAGTTCGTACCAGCATCACAATTGTGGCACTTGTAGAACATGTCATTACCTTTCTTGTAGAAGTATCCACGCATTTTGCGCTTGTTCTTCTGGGAGTCACCACAGATGGGACACCGTACATTGAAAAGATAATCGTCTTTGCGCTTGAACATCTCAAATCTATGAGAGATCATGGAAAGATACTTGACATCTAGGTATAAACTCATTATATAATCCTGTCATTAAGTAGTTATTATACTACAATGGCAGGGCTAAGTCAATAGAATTTAGTTGAAAATAGTGGCTAGTACTTCCATATTGCCGAGAATGATACCAGCTAGGGTGGCACCACCGATCAATATCCACTGCTTCTTCTCTAGATTACGGATTCTTTCTTCAATCTTGTCGATTTCGTTATCCGTACTCATCTTATTGGAGCCCAACATTACCTTTATCTCGGAAATATGATCTTCCAATCTTTTATAGTCCTCACGAATCTCTTCTTTAATCTCTCGATTACCAGTAGATATTCGACTATGAAGCTCCTTATCGGATGCTTCTTGATCCTTACGTCTTTGTTCGACCAATTTGAAAAGGTCTCCAGTATCTTCTTGCGTTTGAGCGATCTTTTGCTCATGGACTGCTAACATCTTATTGATACTGTTTGAAACATCGCCCATCTTCTCTATTGCAAGATCGAGCCTAGAAAATAAGTCTGTCATAGACTGTACATTTTGTTCTAGAACAGCAATCTTAGTGTCAAGATTTGTTAAGGGCATTACGTTTCTTCCTACGATAGAGTGGTCTAAGTACCTGTTTGGTACCACCGGGTTCGCCTTTAGGTCCTGCACCAATCCCATCTATCGCACCGCCGCCTGCATTATTTACAGCGACATCATCAGTGAGAAACATTCTAAAAGATACCATACCATGTTCTTCCAGTACAGATGCTTCTTTTATAACGTCCTCATCAGCCATGTATAGTTCTAGTAAATTAAGATTATCCTCTGCTTCTTCACCGTGTTCTCTTAGTATAGCAATTGCGGCAGCGAATGTCAATAGTCTTCTGGCTTTATAATCCGGGGATTTTAAGAGTGCCTGTTTTACTTTTATAGTGAATCGAGTCAATAGAGTCCAAGCATTACGCTCTTCCTCAGAATTGGGGTTCTTTAGTTTTTTACCATCTGCGTCAATGATGCCTAATTTATATGCATCAGTATCTTCTATCTTAGTTGCGAACAACCGAAGAATACGATATACGATCAATGCATCAATTGTTCTAGACATCAAATCTTCCTAAGAATATTTATTATTTTAAAGTCGAGTGGGATGTCAGTATCTTTGACTCCGCCCGTTACTATCTGTTCCATTGGCATCCTATTAAGGAATACCAAAAATGTTTTCAGTATGGGCCAGTGTCGCTCTTCAGTCTTGTAGAACAGCATTGTGGTAGCCGCCACGTCAAACACGTTGTACAAAACGATTAAGTGATTGATTATTAGTCTATCACTTAAAACTTCAGAAGTCTCATATCTGTTGAATAGTCTCTTCAGATATTTAAATCGTTTTACATCGTCTTCAAAATCACTCATCCCAGTACATTCTGGGTTGTTGTAATTCTTTATTGCATATACTAAAAATGTGTCATCAGTCAATGTTATCATTATTTAAAGATTCTTTTTTACACTACGGTTGCAGTACCACCTATAAAGTACCATTTACTACTAGTATATATGAGGGTTGCAGTATCACCATAGCCGTCAAAAGTGATTGACGAATGTGCCAACTGTGAATCTATCAATGCTAAAGTGCGACTTCCACTGTTGCCTGACATAATGATATGTTTAATCTGTCCCTCAACTCCAGCGACAATAGTTAAATTGCCACTGTTGTCGGGATTATTGATTAAGGATGTTGAGTAAGCAACGGATACAGGACCCGCTCCAGTGAGAGTTTCTGAACTCGCTATTGCAAATGTTCCAGTGAAACTAGCAGGAGTAGCCACAGTAGCGAATACTTGCGCTACCGTGGCTTTCTTACTTTCTGAGCCTTGAACAACATATAACGAGTCAGTTCCATTAACGGCTGTCACTGCTGGTAATTCGGATACTTTTGAATCAGCCATTTAAGTTTCGTCCTTATTAATCAGGGATTTCAGTGTCATCAGCGGCATCGCCAGTAATTCCGTTCTTGCTCATAGCACATAGAACTTCATACTGTACTCGTCCTGCTCGGGCACCCGTACCGACTGTACGCTTGATCCAACCAGTGTGAGATGCGGCTGAACTATTACCGCCACCAGCACCAAGTCCGATACTAGCAGTAGCAGTTGCAAGAGTCTCTGAGTCAAGTTCAAAATACTGTGCGTTGTTACCAGTACCAGTAAGATTGACAAGAGTTGCTTGTAACAGTGTGATACCAGTAGGTGTGCCAACAACAGTAGTCAACGCGCCACCGGCTTCAGTAGTCAATGTAAATCCACTTACATTAGGTGAAGTACCAGTCACCGCAGATACTTTATAAATTGTACCAGTTGCGTATGAGTTGATTGATCCAGTTCCAGCGAAAGTGCCAGAAATCTGAACACGATCACCAACCGCGGCTGTGGCTGCGGCACAAGTGAATGCACCAGATGTGCTTGAAATTACAGGAGCAGTGATGTTAGTACCAGCAGACAATGCAAGAGTAGTAGCAAGACGGAATGCATCAGCAGTTGCACCAAGAGCAGACTTAAAGTATACAGTGTTATCAACAAGACCGGCAAGTGCAGTACCGCCACCATCTTGATAACGTAACTTCTCGCCAGATGCTACAGCGTGGGCTGTGTATGCAATGCTTTCAGTTGCGATAGTTACACCGGAAGTCGGTATAGTGATGGTTGGCTTCTCAATAGTAACAGTAGGTACTGTGCCTGTGTAGCCAGAACCAACATCAGTAACAGTGATAGCTGAAACAACACTACCGGCAACAGCGGCTGTAGCAGTCGCAGTATCACCAGTAAATGTCTGTGCGTTGTTACCTTGTCCAGTTAATGCAACATTTGTACCGGCAACAGCATTGCTTACAGAGGAAGCAACTTTGATCGTATCATTAGTGACTTTGATTACATAGTATGCGGTGCCATCAGTAAGACCAGCAAGTGCAGTACCACTACCGTCACCATAAGTCAGTTTGTCACCAGTAGTGAGTCCATGACTAGCAATTTCGATGATATTAGTAGCAATAGTAACTTTAGCGGCTGCTACAGTAATTGCGGCAGGTGCAGTAAGTGTAGCAGTCGGCACTTCTTGATAGTTTGTTCCAGCGTTTGCAACAGCAATAGAAACTACGTTGTCAGAACCGGCTACTAATTCACCAGAGTTGACACCGAAAATACTAGCGGCAGAAGTATTACTATCGAAACCACCAATTGTAGGCTTCTCACTGTAAGTATATTGTGCGGCAGTGAATGCTGTGATTGCAGTACCAGCATCTAGTGACTGTACAGTTGCTTTAGTAGTAGATTCAACACTAAGAATTTGAAATTGTTGTGTGAGTACAGTGATAACATCACCAACATTTGCTTCTGTTGAGAAGTTTGCCGAGCTTGCTCCAGTAGCAATTGCGCGAGTACCGGCAACTAATGCGAGAGTAAGTTTGTGTGAAGCACCAGAACCATCAGCTAATGTGATAACATCAGGTACATTCTGAGTTGCCTTAGCTTCTGTGAGTGCTAATTGAACACTGTTAGTTGTTACGTTAGTTATAAAGTAGTTAGTAGTATCTACAATTCCTACTACTTGAGTACCACCGCCATCAACGTAATTGACTTTATCGCCTGTGCGAAAGCCATGTGCAGTTAAAGTAATGACGGAAGACGCCACTCCAGTTGCACCGTTGAAGGTAGCTGATACTGGCTGTATTGCTACAGTACCAGTACTTGTTTTATCGTCTGCTTTACCCCAGCCTGACATATTATTCTCCTAAGTTTTATTGTTAGATGTGTTTTTTAAAGTGATCGTGTGATTGGTGAGCATGATCTTGCATCGCTTGTTTCTCGTGTGGCTTTCCATTTAGATATTTATTCAAGAATTTGGCAGCATGTCCCTTAGGAATCTCATGTGATTTGCCATTCTGGAAAGTTACATGTTTACCGATACTAATGGCTTTTCGTAATTGAGGAACAATATGTTCTACTCCCTTATCTTTTTTGCCATCATGCTTCACATCAGGCTTGTCTTGCTTTGTAGGCGCTAATCCTTTAGAATCAGCGCGAGCATCAGCGGCAGCATCAGACGCCGCAGATTCTTTCATTGATTTTTTCTTATGATTCAGGTGACCTTCTGACATGAGAATTTTTACGTCACTGTCAGCAGTGTTAACCACATGAATGCCACTTTCAAACATAGTCTTGTACCAAGCAATATTTCCGTCTGCATCGGGTATAGAATGTTCACCGAGTAGAGGAGTTCCCTCACCAAAGCCTTCTTTGAATATTTTAGTTGCACATTGATGCTTGTCGCCTTCAAGTGCGCCATCAGCTACTCCATCCATTTTCTCTTCAGCGTAGACATGTCCACCAGCAACAGCTTTCTTAGCATCACTCGTTGAACTGCGAGTGACTTTGCCAGTTTTAGGATCAGCAGTCATTGCAGTTTTAATGGGTGCTTTTCTGCCGGGTGCATTTCCTTTTTCTTTTGCTGCCTTTCGTCTAGCTTCGTTTTCAAGAAATCCTTCAAGCTGAGGATGAGTTGATTCGTTCTTAGCATCGTGATTGGCATCTACCTTGGCAAAGAATGCTTTCTTCTCTTCATTGGACATATCTGCCAATGTCTTGCCAGTAGCCTTTAACATTGCATCAAATTTATCTTTATAAGATTGCTTCTCTTTATCTGGAGCATCATTATTTGCCATGTCATCGACTGATTCTTTTTTCATTGGTTTGACCTTATCCGGTTGCATGCCATCAGGATGTGCATTTTTAGTTCCTGCAGGTGGCTTGACTCTCCACTTTATCGCTGTCTTACGCGGAGGTGAAGTATCATATGATTCATTATTCGTTCTTGACGCATTAAATTCGTCTTGGCGTGACTTAGCCAGTTTTGCAGCCGCGGCTTTCTTTGCATCGACTGGCTTAGCGAATCGATCTTTAGATACAGATAGTCCACTCTTCTTAGCATCAGTAGCCGAGATAGATGTGCCTTTAGGATAGTCTGTACTCTTCACACTTCTACTCTTCGCCTGATAGTCATTATACTCTTTACGTCTGCTATTATTGGCAGACTTTTCAGAAGGAGTCATTTGTGACACCGGCTTGTTGTATTCAGCAATATGCTCAACTTCTTCATTCTTAGACTTTGGTCCTGATTTCTTAGGAGTCTTAGAAGAGTATGTGTTCAATTCGTATGGATGGGTTCCACCTTTATTATACACTTGAGTGTGTATAGTATGTGAGTCACCAGTTTTGTGATGACTTGCAGGAACATTGACTGAAGTAGTCTTACCGCTACCTGGCTTTTTGCTTCCAGTTCCAATGTGAGTCATTCTATCATCATCAGATACTTTTAAACCACTCTTAGCGTGGTGAGCATGTGCAGTGTTGATTGCATCGGTGTAGCTTTTGTGATACAACTTATACGCTTCTTCAAGTTCGCCTTCTTCTTGCTCTGTGCATTCACAAGGATCGCACTCGCAATTTTCGCACTCGCAATCGGTGCCTTCAGCTAAGTCTTCGTCATACACGAAATCATCTTCGCCGAAAAGATTCTCTACTTCTTCATCAGTGAGAAATTCATCTTCTGGATCACCAAAAAGAGGATGCTCATTGTCTTCGTGCATTCCCTTATTTTTGTTCATCTGAGTCTTGGCGCGATTGAATACAGTATCGTCTCCAAGTACAATAAACATGAATGAATTCATTAAAGAGTTTACGGAGTCCCGTTCTTGAGGTGCTAACGCCTTTCCGCCATTTAATTTAGCAAGACCGCGTTTTAATATGGGTAACTTGGATGCGGGCATTAGACCCTGACGGACAAGCATGTCAAGACGTTTGTCCATGTTTGCGTTTTCCATGATGGCACCGGTGCCATTTATGATATCTTTAATCGATCTTTCAATTGACATTACTTGTCTCCAAGAATTTGTTGTTTACTGTTATTATTTATAAGAAATAAAGATTATGATTTCCATGCCAGCTTCTTCGCCTTGTAGCTTTCTAGAAATTCTACTTGCTTATGCCGAGGTGGATGCATCATTTCACCCAGTTCTCTGAAAGATTTCATCATATCCTCTTTTGAGTACCCACATGATAGCCAATTTGCTTGCCAGTATACGGGTATACCTCTGTCCCAGTATCTCTTGTGACCAAGAAGATTCGTCCATACTCCTACCCACGCATCGATATAGTCCCAATGCTCGTTCTTCCACAATACAACTCCAAGTATGAATTCATGGCTATTGACATCGGGTATTGTCTGCCGCAGTCTATCTTTAAAATATGGGTCTATATTTGGGTCAGCCAAAATATGATCAACTCTATCTCCCACGGGCGCAATTTCAACTGGTTGCATCTCCCTATACCCATATTTTTGTATGTTTGCAGTCATCTTATTTGGGCGAGCCAATCCACCATTTTTTGGAATCATCAGAGGAAATTGTTGTACCGCTTCGGCATGCCAATTCTCATCTATCCAATCAAATGTCTTTTGTTGAGTTTCAGGTGTCTCATATGGCAGTCCCCAAATAAAACTCATCTCACCTGCATAGAAACCATTCTCTTTCAAGAATATCTGTTTTGCTTCCAAAATGCCATTCAGTATTTTCTCGGTGTTCCCACCCTTACCCATAGCTTTTGCAGATTCCTGATTAGTAGACTCTATGCCATATAGATGGCTATTGAATCGCATTCTAACGAGTTCTTTAATATCATCGGGTCTTTGTGTCATCAAATCGGCGCGAATGTATCCAGAGAAGTTTGGCTCAAAGTCTAAACTCTCTACCACATCAGCATACTTGCGAATCTTTTCTATGTAATCATTGAAGGTGTCATCAGTGATTGTGTACTCTGTCGTGCCCCATTTCTTATAGTTTCGTCTTAAATCTAATTCAAAATTCTCGGCTGATCTCGTGTGATCGTCTTTCACACCCAAGATAGGAAAGTTGCAGTAGGAGCAAGCAAATCTACAGCCGCGGGATGTCTCCATGTTTAGTGTTTCAAATGACTGTATGAAGTCTCTTTCCTCATAATCAATAGACAGATCCATCATAGGATATGCTTGTAGTTCTTTGGTGTGAATGCAGTCCAACACCTTAACGACTGGTGCACCAGGCATAATTTGCCAATCGTTATATTTTGGATTGCCATCCAGAATAGAACTTATTCCAAGTTCGCCGTAACCAGTGACGCACCAGTCCACACCTATTTGTGAGATAGACCAGATATCTTGACTTCCGGCAACAGTGATTATGTCTGGGTATGTGTCTTTGATATATTTAAATAATCGTTTGACGTTTGGTGATGCCAGCCAGAATATGCCGCCTATTCCTACCATTCTTGTGGATTCATCCACACGAGAATCCACTATGGCAACTAACTCTTCATATGTAAACGAGAACACAAAATCAACTACTTCAACATCAAGGTGGCGATTTTCTCTTAGATGCGTGGCTATTCGATACGTGCCAGAAGCCCTACTACAAACATCGTAGATGGGATCGGTTGTATCACCTTGATTAGTGTTTACGTAGGAGGAAAATCCAGTAAATAATAAAACTTCTACAGCCATCACTTTTATCCATGATTAATATATTTTCTTTAGTGAGTATCCAACAGGAGTAGTCACTTTAATAACGTGCCGAATGTTAGCAGTATCTATAAAGATAATGTTCTTATCTGACAGCTTTTTAATTTTCTTAGCATAGTACTTCTTAGGTGCGAATGTCTCTACCCTAGTACCGTCAAACTGAATATGCACTTCACCCGGAAAGAATATCGTCAACTCGTACTGCTCAAAGAAAAACTCTTTGAACCAGCGAACTATGCTCGGGCGTTGTGCACCATCGTCAATGAGTGGCTTATCTTGAGGAACAGACTTGACAATATCTACTAACTCTTCTTTCTTTTTAGCCATAGTTATTTCTTCTTTTTTGGCTTGGCTATCTTAAACTTCTTAGCTTTATATTTACTAGATGAGCCGCCTTTTTTAACTTTGAACTTCTTAGATGCCTGCTTCTTCATGCCGCCACCTTTCTTAATCCTAGTCAATTCGTTCTTGCGAACAATTGGTACCATACGAACAGCCAAACGACTCACAAGTCCAGAGAACTTCTGGGTCATCTTCTCAAGCCTAGCTTTCTCTGCTGGCGGCAATGTTTTAATATCACGACCTCTAGCAAAACGCTTTTTGATTACTGACATTGCGCCACGTTGGGCACGCTTCTTAATTCTTGCAGGATCACCAGCTCTTCTTGAGGCTCTCATCCTAGCGACTTTCAACTTCTGTCGATTGCGTCTTGCATGGAACCTGCGCTTCATTCTACCTTGAACAGATAGCTCCTCATCAAGAGCATGGTCAGCCGTAAGTTCTTCTTCTTCCGCTTCTTCAACATCCGCTTCAAAGTCTTCAATCTTATCGAACTCATCGAGTTCTGAATCATCGTACATGTCCAGATCAACCATGTCATCAAATGACATGTGTTCTATATCTGATTCCATTTCCAGAATTTCTACTTCAGAAAATTCATAGTCTTGTGGGAGAAGTAATGCTTCTTCTGCGTTGTCTGCGGCATATTTAGCTTTAGTCTTTGCACCTGCAGGTTCGTCATCTTCATGTGGTTGATCATAATCTTCTTTGATAGGCTTGTTCATCACATTCAACTTGATCAACTCTTCACGAGTTAATGGACGGGCATGATGCTCATGCGGCACTCCCTGCCCAGGAGTCATATCTTTGTAATGTTTAGTACCTGCTGGAGTTCCCCATTCATGCTTCTGTGCGGTGTATTCTTCAGTATAGTATTTGGCTAATGTTCTAGCATCAACCTTATTTCTATGGAACTGCGAGGCAACTTGTTGGGCATAGTATTCCACGCCATGTCGCATTCTGCCACCAGTTTCTTTCTTCTTGCGATCCACAATCTTCTTCAAAATGCCAGCCGCAACTTCGTATTCTTTCTTATTCCACGTGAATGCCAGAATTGGTTTAATAATAGACTGTGCTTCAGCTAACTTAGCTTCCTCTACACTCTTGGCATATGCGTCTTCTGCTATCTTCTTAATAGGAGGAAGTTTGTTTGACAGTGCTTGCTTACGCTTTTCTTGTTTGCGTTGCATTGATGACTTGCCAAGACGATCTCTCATTATCAACTTATTTCTACCAATATCACCACCTTCTTCTTTAACAGTATCAGATGCGTACTGTGCTTTCAGTTTTTCATGTTCTGCGGCTCGTTCTTTTGCGCGTTTTGCTAAATCAACTCCGCTAGACTTTAAACGATTAGCTATTCGTTGACTTGCAGGTACAGCCTCTTTAAGACCTCGCGCTTTCTTTTGATCTTTGATCCATCGAGTAGCTTTGTAATTTGATACTGGTGATTTCACCCATGCACCAATTTTACGATACGCGCCAAGAGTAGCACCTTTCCAGTCAGCGTCTGTGCCGTTGTCAACAATGTGTAGATTAGCACCAAATAAGTTTTGGAACTTACCTATGTTATCTTGAACTGCGCCCCACATCTTTTTGACTTGGGCAGCGGGCATTGTCCTGTCACGATTCATGTTCCTAGACTGGGCAGTCTCTTCATTAGTATTAACAAAGATCATAGCGCAATCATAGCCAATTTTTTCTAACGCTTTCTTTTGAGTTTGAATCTTCTGGTAATCCTTTCCAGTACCATCAATGACAAGACCAAGCCTGCCATTCAGTAGACCATCTTTCTTCAAAGATGTCAGTTTCTTTGCTCTGTCTCTGAGTGATTGTCCCTTAACCGTGTAGATATTCTCGGGTGTTGCATCCATGCCAGCCTTCTTCAGTGCTGTTTCAAATGCAATATCTGAGTTTATAAGTTTTAATCCAAACGAGGTTAGTGCAGTCTGACCAACAACAAATGACTTACCACTGCCTGGTCCGCCTGCAAGAAACACAGCTTTGAAGATGCCCGGGTCATTGATACCCTCATCTAACTCTACGAAATCTAAGAATTTTTTGTCCATAATGGTATTTATACTTAAATGATAGTTAATAGTTTAGAAAGGTGTGTTACAACCATTTCCGCATGTATCTTCATCTTCTCATCTTTGATGTCTTTTCGTATTGCATCGACATCTGCAAAATCTTTGATTAGTTCATCGTATTCTGATTGAGATATTTCATTACATTCGAGATAGCTTTGTAGCTCCATGACTTTTACTTCATAGTCGAATAATAATTTCTCTTCTGCATCACTCATTGTTGCTCTCCATTATTTCTTAATTCTTTTGCCAGACAAAACTATTGCGGCGTCAGTTGCTTCTATCACATTTTTCCATTTGAGTTTACAATAGACCA